CCACGATTGGCGACATGTCCACCTCCGGCGGCGATTTCGAGATGATCGACATCACCACCATTCACGACAACGTCAAGAAGTCGATTCCTGGCTCCGCTTCGCAAGTCGAAGTCTCCGGCAACTTCAACTGGGACCCTTCCGACCTCGGTCAGATCGCATTGAAATCGGCCTCTGACAGCCGCTCGTTGCGTGCCATGCGTATCACCTTCTCTGACGGCGCCAAGTGGTATTTCACTGGCTATCCGGGTTACACCGGCAGCCCGACCGGCTCGGCACAAGGCAAGGTCACTTCCCCGTTCAAGCTGTCCTCGTTCGGTCGTCCTTCCTTCTACGCCAGCTAACAGTTTCCAGCGGGCAGGGGAGTTTGATCCTTTCACCCCGCAATCGCGCCGGCCTGACGCGATGCCCGCTGGAATTTATTCAGGCCATTTTCTAGGATTCAGGCCATGTCTTTCAAACTTCAAGCAAACCCCACCTTTAAAGCACAAGTGAATATCCCAATCCCCGGCGAAAAAGCCGAGGCCGTTACGTTCACTTTCAAACACAAAACCCGCGCTCAGTTCGACGCGATGATTACCGGCCTCGGCAGTGGTGATACGCATATCGACAACGCGGTCAAAGAAATTGTGGTCGAGTGGGTTTACCCCGGCGTCGAATTCAGCGCCGACGCCCTTGACCAGTGTCTCGAAATCTTCCCCGGCAGCGCGCTGGCAATTTTCAGTGCCTACCGTGACAACCTATTGGAAGCACGCAGAAAAAACTAAAGGAGGCCGCCCGCTTGCTAGTGGGCGGCAACCAGGGCGACGTTGGGATGTTTGCATCGATGGGCATCCCGCCCGAACAGTGGGAAAAGTTATTAACGCCAGAGGATTTAGAAATCTGGCCAGAAAATTGGGCGTCGGTTGAAGTATTCAGCGCCCTGCAAACACAGTGGCGGGTTGGCATGGCCGGCCCGACCGGGCTGGATTACGCAGCCTTGCCGGTGGTGATGGATTTATTGGAAGTTGAGCTGCGCGCCGAATGCTTTGCCGGCGTGCAGGTGATGGAAGCGGAAGCGCTGGAATTTTTAAGATTGAAAAATAATGGCCAATAACGAAACATCCATCATTATCAGCGCGGTCGACAAGACCCAAGGCGCTCTAAATTCCGTCAATAGCAATCTCAATTCGCTCGAAGGTCAATTCACCAAACTAACCGGCGTCGTTTCCGGCTTCGCCGCGCTGGCTGGTGTCACTGCCTTCGCTGGCATCGTCAAAGGCGCTGTTGATAGCGCCGCTGGCTTGCACGACATGGCGCAGCAAACCGGCGCCAGTGTTGAATCACTCTCGGCCATGCGCGCCGCCGCCAAGCTGGCCGGCGTCGATATGGAACAAGTCGCCGGTGGCCTCGGCAAACTCTCTAAAAACATGCTCGCCGCCTCGCAAGGCAGTGGCGACGCCGCCAAGGTATTCAATGCGCTAGGTATCAGCGTCACCGATGCCAACGGCAAAATGAAATCCTCCGACGCGGTGTTCATGGAGTTTTCCAAGGGGCTGCAAACGGTAGGCAGTTCCAGCGAACGCGCCGCTGCGGCGCAGCTCGTCCTCGGCAAGAGTGGCGCCGCCCTGGTGCCGATGATGAACGACCTCGCCGTGTCCGGCGAACTGCAAGCCAAGATCACCGCCAAGCAAGCCGCCGCCGCCGACGATCTGCAAGACAACATGACACGCCTTGCTACGGTTGGCCAGGCATGGAAAACCACCGTCGCCATGGAAATGGTGCCAGCCGCCAATGCCTTTGTCGAAGCGCTGCTCGAAGTCTCAACCACCACCGACATGAGCAAGAAAGCGGCCAAAGACTTAGCCGCCGATGGCTCGATCAAAGAATGGGCAATCAACTCGGCGCGGGCGGTCGGCTTTGTCGTTGATGCCTTTGATGGCGCCGCCCGTACCGTCAAAGGCATCGGCATACTGATCGCCGCCGCCGCCGCGCAAACCGCCATGGTCGCCAAAGGCGATTTCTCCGGCGCCATGGCGGTCGATTGGCGCAAAGACCTGAGCGACCTGGCCGGTCAAGAACAATTCAGCGACGTGCTGGCGCGCAAGCTGGCCAACATCGGCACCGAAGCCCCGAAAGCCGCCGAAGGCACGCGCAGCCTGGCCGGCGCATTGAACAGCCTGGCGAAAGAAGGCGGCAAGGCATCCAACGTCCTCGAAAACCTCCACATCACCCAGATGGCGCTCATCACCAAGCAAGCCGTCGCCGAACTCGACGCCCTGACCAAACAACAGGACGAATACGTCAAAGCACTGCAAGCCGCCCTCAATCCCCTTGAAACCCAAGCGCAAAACCTTGAGCGCGAAGTCGCCAACTACGGGCTGGCAGAATCGGCCATTCAAGGCACCATCATCGCCCGCATGGAAGCCGCCCGTGCTATGGCTGCTGAAAATGGCGCATGGCCAGAGCATCTGAACTACCTCAATCAAGAAATCGACGCCCGCAAACGCATCGCCACCGCCTCCAGCCAAAAAGACTTTCTCGACACCAACAAAAAAGCCGCCGAGCAATCCGCGAAAGAGTGGGAAAAATTCAGCGACGACATCAACCGCGCCCTGACCGACGCCCTGATGCGTGGCTTTGAAGACGGCAAATCCTTCGGCCAGAATTTTGTTGATTCGCTTAAAAACTCGCTCAAAACCGCCGCGCTGAAAATCGTCGTCAATGTCGCCACCAGCACCGGCGGCAACTTCGTCAACGGCGTCATCAACTCGGTCGGTGGAACAGCCGGCGCCAACAACGGCGCAGGCGTCAATTATCTCGGCCTCGCCAATAACGCCAGTTCAGCATACAACCTGTACGGCGCAGGCTCGCAATTCCTGACCGGCGCTTCCACCGGATCAAGCGCAGCCGGCCTGATGTACGCCAACGGCGTGCAAGCCGTGGGCGGCGATGGTATCGGCGCGCTATACACCGCCAACGGTGGCTGGGCAGGCGTCGGTGTCGAAGGTTCGGCCGGTGCCGCTGCCGGCTCTGGCTCTAGCACCGCCGGCATGTCAGCATCAACCGTCGGCTGGGTCGCCGCCATCGTCATGGGCATGTATATGTCCAGCGAAGCATGGAAAGCCGGCACGCGCTGGGACGGCTATTACAACGCCACCAGCAACCCGATTGAAGCCGGCCCCAGCGGCCCGCACCACCAGCGGCAAGATCAGGTGGCGCGCACCTTGTTCGGCGATTCGTTTGCCGATTCCGAGTTTTTCGCCGTCATGTCCGGCAACGCACTCAGCCAGCAGGTTCACAACATGGTCTGGGGTGGCGCGCCTAAAGCCACCGGCATTTCAAGCCTGAGTGGTACATTCAGCGAAGAAAATATGGGTTTTGGCAACGGTCGTGCCGGCATGGAATACCGCAAAGCCGGCGGCTGGTTCGGCAGCGCTGAAAACTCGACACAGTGGCAGGGCGTCAATTCATCATTTGAAAACATGCTTTCAGGCATGTATTTATCCATCCGTGATACCTACCTAACCGTTGGCGATATTTTTGAAGATGACACGCTTCAAGGCAAGCTGAAAGGCTTTGTTCAGGATATTTACCACAGCAACACCACCGACATGAAAGCCTCGCTCAACCTGATGAGCGAAATACTCGCGCAAGGCATGGGCAGCATTCTCTTTCCATCGATTGAAGCGTTGCGCCAATCCGGTGAAAAGTGGTCCGCTGCCTTTGGTCGCATCATTCAGGAATCCAACACCGTCGCCCGTGTGCTTGATCTGATGGGCAAATCGATGGCCGGCGTATTCGGCAAAGACAACGCCGACGGCATCCTACGTGCATCTGACAGTATTGTGCAGTTGTTTGGCTCAATCGACGCGCTCAATGCATCGTTTTCATCGTATTACGGCAATTTTTATACAACAGCCGAACAGTTTAACCAGGGCTTTGACGATCTAAGCATGCAGTTTTCCCGCATCGGCTTATCTGTGCCAAAGACCCGCGCCGAATTCCGCGCGCTGGTTGATTCGCTTGATTTATCTTATGGCTGGGGACAAAGCACGTTTGCTTCGCTGATGTCGCTGCAAGGCGCATTTGCTGCGCTGACGCCGACCATGGACGCTATATCAACCGACGCCATCAAGTTACAAATAACGGCAGCCCAAGAGGCCGCCAAATCCACAACAACGATTGCCGATACATTCGCAAAAATTGTCGATAGCCTGACCGACTATAAATCAGGGTTGCTGCTCGGTGACCTTTCGACGTTATCAACGACCGACAAATACGCCGAAGCGCGCCGGGTTTATGAAGACACGGCCAATATGGCGCGGCTTGGTGATGCGACGGCAGCCGGCAATCTGCAATCGGTGTCCGATACCTTCCTGCAACTGGCCCGCGAAAACGGCACAGCACAATCCTACGCCCGCGACTTCGGGCAGGTTGTCGGCACGGTGGATTCAGTTATCACCGTGGCAGGCCGTCAAATTCCGATTGCTGAAAGCCAGCTTAAGGTTGCGCAAGATCAACTCGCTACGCTTAACCAAATGCTTGCCGCCATTTCCGGTGACGTTTCCGCCTCCTGGGCGGCGAATATATCGACATCCGTGCCGGCATTTGCTTCGGGCGGTTATCACGCCGGGGGCTTGCGCCTGGTTGGTGAACGCGGCCCTGAGCTTGAAGTTACCGGCCCATCAAAAATCATTGACTCAGGTAATACCCTGGCGATGCTGAACGGTGGCGCTGACCTGTTGATGGAATTGAAATCGATGCGCGCCGAACTTGAAATGCTCAGGGAAGAACAGCGGATCGGCAATTCAACCATTGCCGCCAATACCGCGAAAACCTCCAGATCGCTTGAAAAATTTGATATTGACGGCATGCCGGAAGTGAGAGCCGCGTGAAACTAATACGACCCGCCACCATTACAGAAACCTTGCTGGCTTCCAGTACGGTGCCGGAAACGGATCACGCCGTCTGGTCGTCAGTGACTACCTACGCGCTCGCCGCTCGGGTTATCAAGGCGCATCGGATATGGGAAAGCACCCAGGCCAGCAACACCAACCACGACCCGGAAACGGCAGGAGTGTCCTGGTGGATTGACGCCGGCCCGACCAATCGCTGGGGAATGTTCGATAACGTCATCGGCACGGCTACCACGGCATCCGGTTCAATTACGGTAGAACTTGAGCCGGGCCGTATTGACGCGCTGGCCTTGCTACAAATCGACGCGTCGACGGCAGATATATCCATGGATGTGGGCGGCGATACTGTTTTTTTCCGCAGCTTTTCACTGATTGACGATTCAGAAATAACCGATTGGTATATGTATTTCTTTGAGGAAATACGGCCAAAAGATTACCTGGTTATCGATGATCTGCCAGTTTTTGGCGAGGCCGTCACCACTATCACGCTAACCAAGCCGGCTGGCACGGTTTCATGCGGTCTTTGCATAGTCGGCATGCAGTCCGATATTGGCGGCACCCGTATCAGCCCTTCGCTGGGCATCAATGATTACTCAAAGAAAACCGTCGACGAATTTGGCAACGCTACATTCGTGCAGCGCAGTTTCAGCAAGCGCATGAGCGTTCAACTAGTTTTTAACAATAGCGAAATCGACCGTATTCATTCTGTTTTGTCTGCCGTCCGCGCCACGCCTGCCGTCTGGATTGGCTCCGATAAATACTCATCCATGCTGATCTACGGTTTTTACCGTGATTTTGAAGTCAACATCGCCTACGTGAATTTGTCCTATTGCACGCTAAATATTGAAGGAATTATTTGATGACGATCACTGCACTACCGACGCCGCCCAGCCGGCAAGACCCGACCAGTTTTGCTGCGCAGGGCGATGCCTTTCTCGCCTCGCTGCCGGTCTTCGTTGAAGAAGTCAACGCGCTCGCCGTTGCGATGAATTTGAACAGCACGACGGACGCCAGCGGAACATCAAATGCCATTTCGCTTGGCGCCAAAACGTTCACGGTCACCGCCGGCAAGAGTTTCCAGCCGGGCATGTATTTGGTGATAGCTGACGCCACCGCGCCTAGTACAAATTCAATGTGGGGCCAAATCACCAGTTACGTCGGCACAACCCTGGTCGTTAATGTTGTCGCTGCCCTTGGCAGCGGCACAAAAACAGCGTGGGTTATTTCGCAATCCGCGCCGGGCTCGGTCGGGCTGGCAGATGCTCAAACGCTTTCAAATAAAAAACTTGATGCGACTTGTAACGCCGCGTTCTCGTTTCGTAATCTTTTAATCAATGCGGATTTCCGCATCAACCAGCGTACCTATGCCTCGGCGGCGACATTGGCCACGGGGGTTTATGGCCATGATCGATGGAAAGCTGGCGCATCTGGTGGCGACTATTCATTCACCCAATTAGCGCACTCGACTCAGATTACGATTGCTTCAGGAAAATCACTGATTCAAGTGGTAGAAGATAAGAATGTTGCAGGTGGCTCTTATATTCTTTCATGGACTGGTACGGCTCAAGCACGCGTCGGTTTGAACAGTGCAACGCCTTCCGGTTCTTATGCAGCAAGCCCTGTCTTGATTGCCGGGCAAACTGCCGGAACAACGATGAGCGTTGAATTTAATACCGGCACGCTCGGCAAGGTACAGCTCGAAGCCGGCACAATCGCAACGGCTTTTGAAGACCGTCACATCGGCATTGAGCTAGATTTATGCAAAAGATATTGCCCGGTTATCAAGCCGTCCGCAGCTAATGGAACAGTCGGCACGGGGCAATGCACCGGAACAACGTCGGCTCAAATATTTGTCCCATTTACCGTTGCCCCGCGTGTTGCTCCAACATCGTTAACCGTTTCGGCGTTTTCCGATTGGTACATCACAAATGCAGCTTATGCTTCGTTTGCCGCGTCAAATATAACGATAGGTTACACCGACGTAACCGGCGCAAACGTCGGTTTTGTTGTCAGCGGCAGCATGGTTGCCGGCAATGCAACCGTGATGGCTGCATCAAATACAAACGCAAGAATCATTTTTAACGGGTGCGAGCTATGAAACTTGACCAGCGCGGCAATTATTCTTGGGCTGATGAATTAGGGTTTCATTCAGCAACGCAAAACGACTCAAATGTTATTAAATGGCTATCGGAAAATAACACGCCCGAAGCGGCTGACCCTATTCCCGAAGCGCCGATTACTGTTTCGCCGCGCCAGATACGCCAGGCGCTGACATCATCCGATTTACGTGGTCAGGTTGAATCAGCCGTTGCGGCAGGGGATCAAAACACAAAAGATTGGTGGCAATTCGCTACCGCTTTCGATGAAAATCATCCAAGAGTTTTGGCGATGGCTTCCGGCCTTGGTGTGTCGAACGAGCAGCTTCACGCGCTGTTTGATCTAGCGGCAAGCCTGTGATGACTCGCTGGGCTTGCTACCTGATCGCCGCGCCCCATTGCTCTTGCGCCTCGGCCTGTGGGCGCTCTGTGTCGCCGCCGCCGCCGGCATCCTCTTTATTTTGATGGGCGACGCGCCGAGCGGCCTCATCATGGCTCACGTTGTCGATGCAGGCGACCTCAACGATTTCTTCCTCGTTGCTGTAGCCGCGCATGTTAATGATTTTGCGGGCGAACGATTTCTTAGGCAGGCTCATGGTGCGTTCCTATTTCGGCGGTGTCAGCTTGTGGGCCTGGTTCGTCAAACTTGCCGGGCAAAACCCGACAACCGGCGAACAAATCGACGAGCAAGGTTGCGCCATGGCCTGGATGCCGGTTCTGTTGGTTGAAAATGCCCGGACCATGCGCGGCACCTCGGCCGCGGTCGAGTCGTTCAGGAATGAAATGGTCGCCGCCAACCAATTCACCAACCAGGTGCTGCTCAAATGATGCGCTGGCTCTTGATGCTGCTTGGCTACGCGATCCTCCAAGTTATCGTCTGGATTATCACGCCGCTACTGCCTCTCTTCTCAGCAAAGCGTACGGGCTGGTGCGATAACCATTCCTATGAAGCAGTTGCGCCGCGTCTGCCTAAGCGTCAGGCTTGGCTTGATACGCCAGACAACAGCCTCGGGCGCGACGGAAATCACATGAACAAGTACGGCGAAAGCTACTTGAGCAAGGTTGTCGGCCTTTATAAAAATTCCATGTACGGCTTCAAGTGGGGGCCGATGTCCTGCCCGATTGATCTTGACGATTACGAGGTCACTGGCGACACCGACATCAACTACCACACCGGCAAGTTCGGCGTATTGCATATCAAGTCTGGCCCGTACTGGCAAAAGAAGTCGGTCATTGAAAGCAAGTTTTTCAAGGACAGAGCTTGGGTTCTGAATTTCGGCTGGTTGCTTGATGACAAGAGCCAGCTGCGCGCCCTTTTCATGTGTTCGCCCCGCCTCGTAAAATTAAAAGGAGAGTCCGCTCATGGCTGAGCCTGCAACTTCAACCGCAGCCATTATGGTCAGCGCCTTTGGCCTGACTGTATTTGGCATTGCCACCGGATTGCATCCATCGCTACTGATCGCCGGTTTGGCGGGTGGCTTATGGGCTTTGTTTTATGGTGAGCCGCAACCCATGATCAAGCGCTGCCTGGGCGCAATCATGTCCTCATTGGTGGCAGCCTGGTTGGCTCCGGTCACCGCTTACAGCATGCACGAACTGCCCTTTGCGCCGAAGGTTTTACCGCTGGATGTGTTGCAATTCCCTGTTGCCCTGGTGATTGGTTTTCTCGCCATGGCCATCGTCGGCCCCGGCTTGATGCTCCTATCCCGCAAAAAACTGGACGAGGCTGCCAAATGACCGAGACGATTATTCAGCAAGGGCTTGGTTTTCTGGCCTGTGTCGCCATCGTCATGCTCACCGAGCCAAGTATCAACCGCATGGACCGCAGCGCGCCGCTGCTCTTGCGTGTTGGCCTCTGGCTACTCTGCTCGGGCGCTGCCGCCGCTGCGCTGTTTATTGCGCTGGGTGATGCGCCATCGTGGCCAGCTGTGA